GTATTTTTTGGTTTATAGTGTTTCTTCATTACGTTAAATCAGGAGTTAAGAAATCTCTTAATGTTAATTTGCTGCTCTGCATAGGCCTTTCAAGATTCATTCCTGCATAATAGTTATCCGTTGATGGACTAACATCTGCACCTGAGTTTGTAGAATAGGCAGGAAAGCTAGAGGTATTATTTCTAATGTAGTCTATTAGCCTTTCACGATAGTAACTTGCTGTGTTCATAACTTCCTCTCTTAAATGTTGGGCTTCCTCCGTACTAATGGAATTTCCTGTTTCTGAGGTTTTAGAATATATATTGCCATTCTCAAATTTGAATCTCAAAAATGGTATAGCATGATACACGGCATAGCCTGGCAAACACTCAGCAATATAATCATCTACTAATGTTTTGTCCGCCCCTGCTAAGGTTCCTGCTGTTATCTGTGCTTTTAAATGGGCTGTTAAATCTGTACCCAATGCAGTTTCAATATACAATTTCTGTGCTTCTCTCACAAAAGGAAGCAAAATTGCAGGATCAATATTAAGATTCAATGCTGTTGAATCCTTTAGTTTATCTTCTGATATAAATAATACGTATGCCATAATCTATCTTGGTTCTAAAAATCCGTTATTTTTCATTCTTTTTGGTGGTCTAGCTACTAAGTTATCATTTTTTTCTGCTGTAAACCCCTCACTTTTTGCCTTTGTATATGATATTAATTGCTTAGATGATATATTACCTTTAGCACCTCTTAAAGAAGTTTTATAGATTTGTCTAAGCCAAAAATGATGGCAGTTTCCTCCGCCTTTATAAAGCCATATTGAATACGTTGCAGCACCTCTCGGCCCCCATCCTGGATTGACTGCTCTATTACTCATTTGTAAAATATCTTCTTTTCTGTAGATTTTTTTGCTAGATGTCATTAATTTACAAAATTCTCTTGTTGATCCCTCTTGACTTAAAAAATTATCTTTTGTGTAAACATATCTAACTTTGTAAAAGTCATTATCAGATTTATTAGTGCCATCCTGACTACTTCTTGCATTTGGTCTAGCTGTGCCTGTTGATGCTAATTCTAACTTTTTATTAGCCTCTTCATTTAACACCTGTTCAAAATTAAAATCTTGGTGTTCCCCATCTACAATTTCCTCCTCTATCATTTCCCAATCTTTAGGAATATCTTCTCCAAACTCTTCAATAAACTTAGATAGTTCCGTTGCCTCTTCATGCCCCTCACACGCCATATAAGCTGTTTTCCCCTCATATTCATGCTCATGGTACCCTACACACCCTTTTGTCTTTGCATGAGCCTCAGCCTCTTCTATTGTGCTAAAAACAGGCTCTCCATCAATCATTCCAACTTTGCTAAACTTTACATCCTGTTCTACTGTATCTTCATCTCCTAAAGGCTCTAATCCTAGTTCTTCACGTATTTCATCCGTTGTCATCACCTCACGTATTGTCTTAGAATCAAATTGAACTGTAATTGGTTTAAGCTGCACAAAGCGTACAGGCATATCCATATCATTAACTTGGAATATCTTCCTAAGCTGTTTGATTAGCATATCTTGGAAAGGTAAAATTACTGTTTGTCTGTAAAAATCCGCAGCATTTATTAGTTCATCAGTATTTGAAGAAAAGCCATTAGCACTATCAATACCCATAAGAGTTTTGGATGTTACTCTATGTCCACTTAAAATGTTTTGTGTTAAAAGTTCTTGTAATGCTAAATATTGCTCTGATAATTTATCTGGTGTTATTGCTTGTATTTCTGGAGTTCTAGTCTTATCATCTGAAAATGTTAAAACGAATTTACCTGCATTATTTTGCCCTGTAAATTTATCTGTTAAGCTTTGCTCTATTTGAAATCTCTCCTCTTGCGTTGGTATTCCATTTGAAAAATTAATCATAAAAGACCCTGCAAATCCACTAGATATATTATTAAGGTGAAATTCGCTAATCCTAGAATCTATTAATGCCCAATTGTTACAGCTAACGTAATCAGGAGTGTAGTAGCTATTCATGTTAGGACTATAAAGCCCTGCATACATTATTTGATTAGCTGAGGTTCTATCATTAACATTAAAAGCAGGAACATAATAAGGTTTGTTTTGTCTAGTATTAGTCCAATCAGAACTAATATAATATCCTGGTGTTTTGCCAAATTCATTAGGTCTTGCACATCTTATCTTCTCTACTGCCACATGATATATTTCTGCTATTTGTGTTCTATCTTTACTCCATACAATATTAAGTGCAAAAGCACCCTGTAATTTAAAATCAAAAGATAATTTTTTAATAACTTCATGCAGGCTTTCATTACCATTAGCCCTGTCCATAAAGTTTTGTAGTTTTACCCTAGCCTCTAAATCTCTATCCTCTTCATCCTCTATTATCAAATCCTCTCCTGCTATCATTTCAGAAGTAGCATTAATAATAGCTGCTGTAATAGAACTAGAATAATACAAATCTATCAAAAACTGAGGATATAGGTTTCTCCAATCATCAGTTCCGTATTCTATCCAATCCCTACCCCTAGTTTCAGAAATAATTGGAGAAGTTGAAGTTTCTAAATTAATATTAATAATATTGTCTTTCATATTTTTTATTTTATAAGGCTGCTAACCATGTATTGACATTAGCTGTTAATGCCGCACTTGTACTGCTGTATATTTGTATTTCTCTCATGGTACCATCATAAGGGGATGCATCTGTTTTTCTAATGCCTATTGCATCAATATCTGCTGTTCCTGTTTTAGTTCCTGAACTTGTTTGTTGAACACCATCTACCCACATATTAACTGTACCGCTAGAACGTGTCAAAACCATGTACTGCTCTCCGCTAAAATTACCACTATTTAAAGTCAGATCTAATGGTGCTGTACCATCAATTTTTACTCTTATTTTGTTACTAGCCTGAAATCTTAAAAACTCTCCTGTTTCTGTTTGGTCTGCCAATAGTGTTCCTGTTGTGGCTGATACGTTAAAACGAATACCAATTGTAAAATCTCCTGCTAATTGTATTTGAGTTCCATCTAACTCTAAACATTCGTTGCTTGTAGGATCAAATGTTAAAACCCCTGCTGAATACTCTGGTTGTTGTGCAGTATCCGATTGTTTCATAGTGTAACCATTTCCTGAACTATCTCTCCATTCACTAACATCAGAGCCATTTAAAATAATTCCTGCTGCCATTTTATACCACGCCACAACATTATCAGAGCCAGGTGTCCAACCGCCCTGTGGTCTTATTGTATTTAAACTTAATTTTTGACTAAGTGATAACATAGATTATGAAGTTGCTCCCTCATTATAACAAATCGCTATTCCGCTAGTTAGGGTTAGAGAATTTATGTTCATGAATAATGTGGTTCCTGCGGCTAGTGTTGTTTGTAGTGCCGCCTCTCCCTCTGTATCTGCTGCTGTAATTGATGCTACTACACTTTCAACAGGAAAGTAAACACAATAATAGTCTTTACTTGTTACTGCTGCTGCTGATGTAACAACCTCTGTATTTCCATTTTTACCTAGTTGCTCTGTTAATAATTGTTGTACGTTTTCTATTGCCATTTTTTAATTTTTATCCGTTATAAATATAATTGTTTTCTTGAATGCTAGCTGTTATACTAGCTGTTGCTGTTTCGCCTACACTTGAAAGCGTAACAACAGGATTTTCGGTATATCCGTTTCCTGCATAAGTAAGAGTTACGCTATTCACAACACCCCCTGATATAGTACATGTTGCAGTTGCAGGGGTTATGCTATCACCTGTTATTGTTACAGTAGGGGCAATTGTATAACCAATACCGCCATAAGCTATATCTAAACTGATGACCTCGCCACCATTTTGAGTATATTGCACCTCTTCTGTTCCGCTAAGTTCTGATACTAACATTTTGCCTTTTGTAACTAATCCTTGTACTACACCTCTTCTTATACTTGCAGGCAATAATATTGCTAATTCAGTTGATGGTGCTTGTTCATTATCTAATACTCCAAAAACCCCCCAAGTAACCTCATAAACTTCGTATTTCCAATACCCGGCAGGTTTTAAATCAACACGCCCTAAGAAAACATCAGGCGTTGGATTGTAGCTAAATGAAAACATAGAGTATCTATTATATAGCTGTTGTTCAGGATACGCATATTGCACCGCTCCGCTCATATCATTAGTGAACTTAAACAAATACCTAGTGTTAGCATCACTTGCAGTACCAATCCTCACATCCTGAGTTTGTATGTTGGCTTGAAAGCTAGAATTTGTTGTTGCGTGTATCATAATTAGTGTACCTATTATATAATAGAAAAAGGTCTTATTTATTTGCTAATAAAAGAAAAAGAGGGCATAAAGCCCTCCTAATCAAGAATATATATAAAAACTAATGATAAGTTTTATGATGTAGTTATAGATACATTTGTAAATGCTGCATTATCAAATGGGTTTGTAGTATAGTCAGCAACCATTGCAAATGGTTCTGCCTCCATGCCTGAAAAGGTCAAATTATAACCTCCTCTATCCCCAAAACTAGCTCCAGTAGTCATAGTTCCTGCATTCATTTCCATACCATTAACAACGCCCATTCCAATAATTACATCATGTCCGTTTGCTAATTGTGCATTTAATTGACAAAATACAACTGTTTTTGTAGCTCCTAATAGCTTAATTTCGTGTTGATCTTCTTTTGTCAATCTGTTTAACACAACTTCAACACTAGGCTCATAGAAAATACTGCCATTTTCACGACTGCCTGTTACAGTATCTGTAGCTGATGCAACACCCAAAGGCATTGTGTAACGATATAAGCCAGTCCCTGCGCCCATTTCAATATCTGTTATCTCTCCATTAGCTACTACAATACCTGTTCCATCAATAGGAGCTGTGAATTGGTCATAAACACCAAAATAAACATATTTTATTCCTCCTGATATTCTATTACAATCTAAACCTCTACCCTTAGTTAAATTAGTACATGCCATATTTTTTTATGTTTTAAAGGTTATAGAAGCGAGAGCCGAAGCCCTCGCATCTGTTAATTAAGTTTATTATGATTGGTAAACAATATCAGTATTAATTCCTGTTTGAACTCCTGCTGAGTATCTTACAACCACTCTCATGTTGTCAGACCCATCCAAAGCAGCCATATCCATCATGCTAATTCTAGTTTGGTCACTTAATAAATCAGTACCAAAAAACAAGTTGCTTCTTTCAGCTACAACCATTTTATCATCTGCCATTCCAGGGCAAACTGCTAGTTTATGTCCTTCAAATACAGGCTCATAAGTTTCGTTCATGTTGTTGTATGGAAATGCATTTAAAGCAGAAACTGCTGATATATATAGAGAATAAGATTTTTTATTTAAGTAGATATAAGAATCTTCTTTATATAAAGTGTTAGCCGCTGTTCCACCTGCCCAATCAGAAACTAATTGCTGTAGGTTAGCAATGATATTTGCCGCATTATAAGGTGCTGTTGCAGTAGAAGCCACAATACCTGCACCTGTTGAGATAGAACCTGCCGCTGCATCTATAAACCCTAAAAATCTACCTGCACCATTGTTACCTACCCAAGTATCACCCTCTACTGCATCTGATATTACTTGCCCTAAGTAAGAAATCACATAGTCATCAAATGATGGAGGTGGAGGCGCACCTGCTCCTGCTCTCATTTGTAAAGCCTCCCATGAATCTAAAAGAGTTTGCTTACAAATATCAGTGTTTACCATTAAATTTTTTGGTTCTAATACATTTTCTGTTAATGCAAGAGTTCCTGCTTCATTGAAATTACATGTTGCATTTTGAACCATTCCTGTTGCATCCATTTTTTGTATGTTAGACTTAAATTTGATATTTTCAATCAATGTTAAGAATTCTAACGACTTTGCTTCTTTTAAAGCTGCACTGATATAAAATCCTGCTGCCTTTCCTGCAAAGTTTGACGTTGTAGTTACTGCCATTTTTTTATTGTTTTAAGTTAATATTATTTGTTTAAATTGTATAAAAACTTCTCTTGTTGAGAAAGTTTGTTGTATTCTTTTCTGCTTAACACAGGTCTTTCCGCACTAAATTTATTTGTGTTAATTGGAGCATCAGCAGGACTTGCTGCTAATTCCGTTTTTAACTTTTCATTCTCAGCTTTTAAATTCTTTATTTCATCTTCTGCTGAAAATTCTACCACTTCTGTTGTTTTAATAGATTTAGGATTAGTAGATGGCTCTGCTGTTTCTTCAGTCATTTCCACATCTTCAGTATCATTTTCTCCTAATCTTTCTTTAATATCTGCTATTGCATCCATTAAATTATCTACTTTGTCTTTCATTTCTTCATAAGACTTTGCCCAATCTGCTTTTTCTGCATCAGTTTCAGGGAACGCAAATTCAACAGATTCAGTCATTTCGCTATACTCTTCTTTTTCTTCTCTTAAATCTTCATCTGTATCTTCCTCTTCCGTTTCTGATTCAATAACTTCTGAAACAACACCTTCCTCTTCTACTCTAAATGATACGCCTGTATCAGTTCGATACGTTCCGATGGGAACTAAAATTGTCGTGCCATCTTCCAAAAGGACTGACACGTCTACACCTGCTTCTAGTTCCTCAGCAGTAGAAACAAAAATTGTTCCACCATCTTCGCTTTTAGATTGCCATCCCAATTTAATTTCTTCCTCAGCTTTATTTAAGCCAAGTGCTACTAATATTTGTTCTTTAATATCCATGATTAATGTTTTAGGTTCTGTTATATAATAGATTTATTTTGAGTTTGTTTGATTTTCACGTATTATCTCATTTAAAGCTGATAGTATTTCTTCATCTGTTGGTGTTTTTTCTGACATCTTAGCCATCTTATCTGTAAAGTAGCCTTCTATACTAAGCCCTTTTAATTTGCCCTCTTTAATCTCTCTCCAGAGTTCATCATTTGTTATTTTCATTTTAACAAACCATGTGCCATTTGGGAGGTCGTAACCATATAATTTAGACTTATCACTATCGCCCTCTTTTATCCATGATTCTACTGTTAGAACGCCTGACACTCTTTCGTTGTGTTCATGTGTAGCTTTATGATGGTTGTTATGCTTTAAATATAACTCACTAGCCTTGCGTACTGTTTCAGGACTAAAGTAAACATAGTATTCTGAATCTGTATTAGGATCATATCTAAATATCTGTTTGTTAGGTATCAAAGCAGGGCTAACTAGCATTCTCTTTTCTTCATCTACCTTAGCAAAGGTTAGATTATTTTTTTCTTTACCAAAAAACACAAAGTCTTGTTCTATTGCAGGAGAATTAACTAGCGAGATAGCATCAATAGCTAATTCCTCACTATCATCTGCAATTACAAGCTCTACAATAGATGTGGTTTTTTCGTAATAGTCTTTATTATCTTGTTGACATTCGGTTAGTGTGTCATATTTACACTCACCAGTATTACCAAATTTGTACTTTCCGTTTTCGCATTCTTTACATGGCATATTATATAATAGATTTAATTAATAATTATTTGATTTTTAAATTGTAGCTTGGCGCCTAATGTTAGCTAATTGGTTTTGTGAATTCGTCATTTCATCAGTTACAACAAACGCCTTTGTTGCTTCTGGCGCTAATCCTCCGCCTAATTCAAAAGCCCCTGACATCATTTGTGGTGCTGGTGTTTGTGGTACCATTTGAGGGCTACCCCCTACATTTCCTCCTCCTCCTCCTCCTCCTGCTCCTAGAATGCTTTTTGCTTGTGCTGCTGCATTTAATACTGCCATTACTTGCGTTGCATAAAACAAGGGGAATGCAAATGCGGCGCCAGGCCCTGCTGCCTTTGATGATTTTTGTGCAATATCTAAACCTTGAATAAATCCAACCCCAGTTCCTATTGCTATTTCTGTTAAGGCTGCTGCCTTTGCTGCTGCTGAACCCTCCCTAAATAATCCGCCTAATGCACCTATTGCTTGACCTATTGCGGCTGTTACTTGTAATTTATTTTGTTTTACTGCTTCATCAGATTTTTTTATTGCCTCATTGCTTGCTAGATAATTTTTTAAATAATCATTATCTGCTTGTATAAGTTCGTTGTTTACTTTTGCAACTATGCCTGGCATTTTTTCAATTTCACCAAACCTTTCGTCAAATGCTTCTTGACGTTCTTTTAGTCTAGCCTGTTCTTCTGCGTGTATTTCACGTTCTAAAGCGTTTACCTCAGTTACAACTCTTCTCCGCATTTTAATAGAGGCTGTTTCCTTTTCAATTAATTCAACTTTTAAACTAGCTAGCTTTTCTTCATCTTCTATTAAATTTTCAGATTGTGCCATTTCTTCCTTTTGTATTGCCAATCTTTCACGTGCTAACTCCAACTCTCTTTGTGTGGTTTTTTCTTCTAAGTCTAACGCCACCTTTAAATTCTCTAGCCTTTCTTTTGCTGATTTTGATTCATCTTCTGCTATTAACCTTGCCCTTTCTATTTCTTGTCTAGTCGCTGCCTTTTGCACCATGAACTCTAAATCTGCATCTCTCAATTCTTGCGTTCTTCTTTTTAACTCAGTCATAGCTACAACCTCACGTTCTATTTCATCTGCTATCCCTGAAAATGTTTCTTTTAAAGCATCTCCTGCCTTTTGAAACTCTCCTGAAAACACAAAAGTTAAAACTTCTCCAAATTTAGAAAATCTATCTACTATAACATCCACAACAGCCCCCATTCCTGCCAAAGCCTTTTCAAGTTGGTCTGCACCTCTTTTGGTATTTGTAAAATAAGATACTAGCGAGCCTATTGCCACTAGAAATGCTCCAATACCTGTGCTTATTAATCCTGCCTTAACAGAAGCAAACATAGTCTTTGCCTGTTTACCTGCTGATAAAAACCCTGATTTTACAGAGTTTAAAGACACCCCCATTATTCTAAATTCACCTGCTGCATTTTTAGCGTCCTCACCTACCTTACCAACATCTGATTTTACGTTTAAATTTAAAGTTTCTGTTTTACTTGCCATATCTTTTTATTTATAGTGCTACTCCTGTTTTTATTTGTGTGAATGTTACATTTAAAGCCCATTCTAAAGTCATATTATTAGTTCCTTTTATTTGTAACAAGAAATTAGTTCCTGAAACCGCCCCTGTTGGCTGCCATCCTGTTGTAGTTCCTGAGCCTTTGATTGTATCTCTTTCTCTTTCTATGCTTAATGTTCCTGATTTGTTAATTACAACGCCACGTTCTACCCATGACTTATAATCACCTACTGCACCTGATCCGCTAGTACCACCAACCCTAACTGCTACACAATCAGCATGAAAATACATTATAGTGTTATCAGGGACTACCACAAAAGAATCTGTTGTATTATTTAAGTAAGAATCTGTTGTTGCTCCATCTGTTGTTTGTCCACCATACAACAATTGAACACTTTGCCTTTTGCCTAAAACATCTGATGTGGCATTACCCCCTATGACAAAAGAGTTCGTTTCTCTAACCTCTCCTAAAGTACCAAATACAGCAGTATTATCAACCTGTTTAGTAATTTGGTTTCTGCTACCTATTAAAATGTTATTTCTTGATACGTCAATAACCTCGTTATTCTCGCCCATTATATACGTGTTATTAGTGCCTACGCCTGTTACGTTTTGCGAACCTTGTACGTTGTTATTTTCGTTGTTTAAATTTACACTTAAATTAGAACTATATTTAAAAGCCTCGCAAACCCCTGTTGTTGGGTTGTAGGTATATCCATAAGCTTCACATTGTCTTTGGTTAGGAACTATCTCATTCCTGCCATCTGTAAATGTTACAACTCCTGTTCCGCTAATCTTTGCAGGTTTTATTGCAAATCCTGTTATGTAAGGTATTGTTGCCATTATATAATTAGTATAAATTCTACTGTTGCTAAATCGCCTGGTTTGTAATCTATCTTGTTTACTCTATATTCTCTGTTTTTTATAAATACAGTGTCAAAGAAATTAAAGCTGTTCATATCTCCTGGAGTTAGATTTACTTTTAATGTCATTGTCCTTGTATCTGCATTATACAACTCATTATAATAAGGTAGCCAATAAAGATAAAATAGATTATTTGTTGTTGCGTTTCCTATTGGGTTTATTAACTGACAATCCCCAAAATGGAAATCATTTGTATCTGTTGCTAATGGTGGTATTGTCGTTACAGTTGGAATATCTGTTAAATGGCTAAACTGCAAAAAGTCTGTCATTTGCTCTCCTGCTTCTGTGTTTTGAGCAGGTATATAATATGTGCAACTTGTTAAAGTCTTTACCCCATTGTTATACATGATTCTAGGGCTATTTGCAAACCCTTGAGATGTGCCATCATCAGGATTGTAAGAATATATTGCAGGTGTTATAAAATCTGGAAATTGTGACATCAAAGGCTTAGGCACTGTTGCTGCATATGGCTCTGCTATTATCTCTTCCTCTCCTGTCAATATTGTAGGCAAACCACCACCTGAAACAGAAGCATCAAAATGTTTAGAGCCATATAAATGCCCCTCAGTATAAACTCCATTTACTGACTGCTTGTAAAGATTAAAAGCATAATCATCATCATCCTCAACAAATTTAAAAGTGGTTAATCTTTTTAAATCTGTTAATGGTGTTAATTTAATTTCTTCTACATCTATTTTGCTAGTCCAGTCTAATTGCGTGCTATTAGCGTTGTTTAAAAATATATCATTATAAGGCTCTATTAATATATTATTAGGATTTGATTTGTCAGGTATTGAAACTAAGTTAAACATTGTCATTATGCCCTTTATTAGTTCCCATTGTGACAATTCCCCACGTTCTTTTATTAATAAAGATTCTACTGTTGCTGCATGGTTATTGTATGTAACATTTAGATAAGACGTAGTAGTATCAGACTGTTCTATGTCATTATCACTATTAAAAGTAGTAGCCTGTAATCTTATTTGCTCATTTGCTTGTAAAACAGTATCAAAGCTGCCTGACAAAGCACCTGACCCCCCTGCATTAATTGTTGGTGAATCTGACTGGAATATTTCTGTAACCACGCCTGATTGATTCATTCTAACTACTCTCATTTCAACAGTCCAATCATCAACATTAGGGAATGGCTTGTTTTCTAGTTGTATTCTAAATGAAACATTTACTTCTAAATTATTTACATCCGAAATAAAAGCATAAAGAGTATTATTCCACAAGGCCGTACTTGTACTACCATTGTCTATTGTTAATGGTATTGATGTATAGGATGGAGATTGTGCAATAGTTGTATTAACTGCATCTGTTTCCCTTTTTAATATATCATCTCTAATAGGAGCTGCCCCTGTGTTTTCTTCACCCCAATTAAAGTCTATGTATAATTCCTTAAATTCATCAGTATCAAAAAACGCACTTGTATAGCTAAATGGAGAGCCTGTTTGATAAAAAATTCTATCTATTAAATACTTAGCCTGAATAAAAGGTCTAAAGCCCTGCTCTAATAGTGTTAATTCAGGATCGCCTAATGTAGCCCCTGAGCCTGTTGAGCCATTAGCCACTAACATCTGATGGTTCCAATCACAAAACGGATATTTTACTGTGCTATAATCATCTCTAAATCCTGATGCATTAGAATTAGTATAAGCAATTCCTGTTCCTGATGTGTTCCAACTATTTTTAATGTTTGATTTTACGTAGTCATGCTCTAACTCTTCAAATCCTAAATCTGCTAATGTAGCCTCTCCCAACATGTCTGCTAACGCTATCACTTCTGAATATAAGTTCACATTGTAACTTATCTCGCCCTGCTTTTCTTGTATATCTATTAATCTTAAATAGCCCTCAAATAAAATAAATCCATCTTGCTTTAAAATACTTTTAGTTTTAACATATGGATTAAATACTAGCCCTGTTGTAGAGCGTGTTACCTCAAAGATATTATCAAATATTAAATTATTCTTTTTAGTGCCTGGTAGCTTAAAAGCCTTTGAGTACGATTGTACCTGCTCTGCTGCATTTTTAAAATCATCAACACTTAAAGTTAATGGTATGTTTTCATCTTCATACAGGTCACATATAACCTGCCCATCTTCCATCTGATAGGTGGTAGTTGTAGTACCTGCGCCTTGTTGTAATACTGATATACTGTTTATTATTAAATTGCCTGCTACTGAACCACTAGATGCGATACTAATTGTATTATCAGTAGCAGTTGCAGTAAACGTACAAGTGTAGAGGCCTGCTGTAAGTGGTGCGGCAAACTGCTCTATTGCAATTTGTGCTGAGCCATCATAAGCTCTAATATCCAAATGGTCATTATTAACAGAGCCAACATCTACAACAATATCATAATTTTGCCCTATTGTCAATCCTGAAAGCCTTTGATACACTCCTGTCATTGTAGGATTAGAGGTGGAATTTAAAGCTAATACACTACTTATATTGATAGGATATGCAGCTTGTGGTATTGCATATGCTGCTCTAAATTTATACCATGAATTTATAATTGTGGGAGGGGCTGCTGCAATAATAGTAGGCGGATATAAAGTAGCTATTAGCTGCTCATAGGTTGGTGCTGAGTTTATAGTGCTAAAATTCATGCCATCAACAACAAATTCAGTAGAGCCAATAGTATAAGTATTGGTTGTAGTGTTATACTGCCCTGTATAAGATTGCGGATATAATATTAATTGTGTATTCATTATACAGATTGTGTTCTTAACATTTTAGTTTTTTCTACATCAAAAGAGTATTGTATCAATTTATCATTAGCTATTGTTTTTTTAGTAAATGATGAACTGCTTAATGTTACAGGTGTTACATATTGATTTAATGCCGCAAAATTTCCATCAGTTTGGTAGCCCTCTAACAAATAAACTTCTGGGCTGTTTGTTAGTTCTTGAAACATTACATTATCATCTTCTTTTACAAAGTCTGTGTTCATACTAATTCTTTCAGTTGCATTTCTTCTTAATGCTTTTTTACCGCCTTTGTAAGTATCTAGCCTATATAAAGATGAGTTCCAAGTTCCTGGTAATTGCGTATAAGTGGTCCCGCTTGTAGATATAGTTCTAGTTGATTTTTTTGTGAATGTATAGTAATCCCAAGCACCCCATTGATTAAGCCAACAAAGCCTAATAGATTCATAGCCAAAACCATCAGGACAATTAATGTTGATTGTATAAGTTTTTGTAGAATCATCACCGCTTGCATCTAAAGCCTTAATGGTATAATAGCTTATTGTAGATGAATTAGCCTGAAAGGTTGCACTCCAATTTTGTAAATTACCAGGATAGCAACCAAAAAATACAATTTGTTTGTTTATTTCAGCATCCCAAATAGTATAAGCCCCTGTGCCTATGCTTTTAGTTACTGTATCAGGCGTTCCTACTGCCGCCCCTGCTGAATCAAAATATGATATTTTTATTGATGTTACATTATTGCCTATTAAATCTGTTGGTGCTAAAAAAGCAAGTGTTCCGTAATCTTCTAAATTAGCATATTGTATTAATGGAGCATTTGTTAAAAACTTTTTATCAGTTACAAAAGGAAGCCCAACAGCAGCAGGAAAGAAATCAACCATTGTAAATCCAAAATTATTGTTTACAGGGGTTCCCATCATCAATTTATCAGTATATTTTAAATAGCCATTAAATAAAACAAATAAATCTGAATTTACTTCTGTTCCTACCTGCCTGCGAACTGTGTTTGCATCCTGATTGCCTGCTGCATCTGTTGCCCCCAAAAATTCTACTGCAAATACTAATGCCATATATCTAGTAGTATTATTGTTTACAGAATACTTATCTATTAAATGTATAGGATGTCTTTCTTCAGGACTTGTAACTGTTGATTTATAACTACTGCCATTAGCAGCCATATTATCTGCTTCTACATAATTTTCTAAAACATTACGTAAATCAAACATTCCTACACCTGCATTGTTAGGCGTTGTTTTATAACTACCTACTAAATCATTTGTTGTAGTAGTATCAGGCGGTGTTGTGCTGCTTATATGTATATCTACTATAAATTTTACCTTTTCATAATTTGCTACTGCATCATCATTTGATATTACAAAAATAACATCCTGCCCAACAGGCATTGTAGTATATAATGGTTGTTGCTCTATTACTGAATTTGTTACTGACATATTTTTTTATTTTACTGTTGTTAAAGTTTCTTTTTTAATTGAACTTAAAACATCCTCGCCTAAAGCTCCCAACATTTTATCACCAAATTGTTTCATCCCTAATCCTAGCGGTTTTTGAAAGAAACTTATACCTTGTATTCCATTAAACTTAATACTTCTTGCAATTAAAAAAACCAAACTCTTTCTTTTTATAAACCTGCCCTGTTCATCTCTAGGGGCTATACGTTTTTTTACTACCCACTTATCTAAAATTCCTGATGGTGGTTGTTTTGATTTGTATTTATAAGGACTTGTTTTAGTTTGATTTTCATAGTTTTTAAATTTCCTAATTTGTTTAGTTCCTGAAACTCCTTTATCAACATAGGTTCCGTATGGAGCCATCCAGAATTGAACCTCAAAACTATCTTTGCTTTTTTTAACCTCAAAACGTATTGATTTTTCTAACGCACTACCACCTCCTTTTGCTCTCGCAAGATTTCGCTTTGCCCTGTTTATAACCTGCTTACCAAAGCTTTCTAAATACCTTTCAAGATTTTTAAAGTCCATTATATACTAGCTACAAATATTTCTGCATCTACATCATCAGTTGAACGTGGCCTTACCTGTATGCTTGTAATATCTTCAAGCGTTGGAAAGTTTGGAGTTGTATCTGCTTCTGCTATTGCGGCTGTATCTGCCTGACACAAAAGGTGTGAGGTTCCTGCGGTCATTACTACCTGATAGTTTGTATTCTCAGTTACTATTGCTAAATCCATAACTGCTGTTGCACTTAAATTTGTTACTCTAATGTACTTGCAGTTTTCTAAATCCAAAGCCCCTGCACTTCCGTAAACATTACTGTTAAATGTTGCTATTGTTGTTGTATTTGAATGAGGGCATGTTACTACCCTTTCAAAAGTATCTGTTATATCTGTAACTGTTAAGCTATTTGACGAACCTCTTAAAGCCCCATTAATGGTTACACTTTCAGATACTGTTACTACTAAATTTGCCATAATTGTTATTTTTTATTTTTATCTATTTGTTTTAATTTTCTTATTGCCCACTCAATACCTGATGTGCCTCCCCATGCATCCCACATTAAACCTCCACATCCCTCACTATATGGAACGTCTTTATTTTGTTGATGTCTTTTAAATGATGCCATACGTGCTATTGTATCTCTGCTTATTGGTTTTCTATCTGCTAATTGTGCTGAACGTGTCCACCCAACACGTGTTCCGCAATCACTACCATTTTCTTCCTTCCACTTTCTTGCACGTTTAGCGTTGTTAGTTGCTGATTGTGGGTAGTCATTATAACTAGCCATTTTAATACTAACAGCTTCTGCCATTTCTAATACATCTTCATAACTCATAGCTTTATGGTTATCTTTGGTGGTATTATTTGTATCTCTATCTTCCATATTTTAAACTTAAACATTAGTACCCTGCTCCTGCATCAGTTACAGGAATATTACAAGTATCAAAGTCATTCATTACTAAGATTCCAATTTGAAACACTTGACCGCATAGCAAATTATCAAACCTTTCACTAAATGGCTCTATTGTAAACTGATCCTGCGTAAAGTACAAAGGCTTATTAATATCATCAACACCTGCTAATGATTGTCTTGTACTATGTCTTAACATTCCTATAAAATCTGTTGCTATTTCTAAAGTTTGATTATATACTTGTTGCTCGTTATTTTTATTATCTATTAGCTTTGTTAATCCTTTTGCATTGTAGGTTTGCCAATTATCCTTTTCGCTAACTAAATCACAAATAAATATTTGAAAGTTATAAGTAAGCTCTGCATCACCTGTTGTAACATTAACAGGATTGATATGCAACAAAGGCATTTTTTCCATTTTCTCCAAATTAATATCAAAAATATCACCAACAGAAACCGTTTCTATTTGCTGATGATACTCTCCTAGTCTTGCTAGCGTTTCTATTACGTTGTTGTATGTCTTATTGGTTACTGCCATATTTTACTCTATTTTGTGAATCTAATTCTGTTTCATAAGTTAGCCAAGTTAAACACTCATAAAGATTTAATTTGGTTACTGCTTCTAAATTTATTATTTGCCCACCTGCTAGTCTATACATCACTCCGAACCAATTCCATTGACTTGCGAAGTCTTCGGTTGCAATTGCTGTTTCGTTTCCCTCATGTTGCGAATCAAAGATAACTCGAAAGTCGTTAGCAACGAGTTTACGAAAATCCAAAAAAAAACCAGAGCAGATTGCACTTGCTCAGAACTCATTTTACTCATCTCTTCTGCCCTCTTATCTATATTGCCATCATAACTCTCAATAGTATAAAATCCATTCTCTCCCTCTTCAATAACTGGTCTGTAAAGAACTGCCATTACATTTGCTAAATTTTTCTCTAAATCATTTTTCATAAAAGCCTCTATGTCAGCATATTCCCCTAATGTTATATCCGATAGGCTAGGATGAAATCCGTATCTTTTGCCATTTATCTCAATTATCTTTTTTAAAGAACTATTTGCCTTTTTTTGTAACTCTGCTATCTTGCTTAATATTAATGCTACATCTTGTATCCCTAATTGATTAATCAGCTTTTTAGGAATGTCTGACAAAAGTGCTATGGTTTCTAATGCCTCTTTGCTTTTATCATTGTCATTGATATTTATTAATTTAATCCACTTCTCTAATGTTACATCCTCCCAACTATCAATTAATTTGTACTCCTTGTTTTTACCTTTTTTATTTTTAATTGCAACTTTCATCTAATATATAATAGAAATAGTTAATATTTAGTTTTTTTTATTATCTTTGCCACGTTTTCATTTCTCTTGTTAGGGGGTTGGCGTAATGCCGCCCCTTTTTTATTGCACAAAATACTTGCCTGCATTTGGGTTGTCTAAATGATATATAACATTATACCTCACACCATCAATAGCATGGTTGTAATTGTCAATGTATAACTTAGAACCTTTATCCTGATATGCATAGTTGTTTAATTCCTTAGCTATATTAGTTGATTCTGGTGTTATGACTAATTCATAATCTTGCATCCTAGTTATACCACTTTCAATAGTTCCTTTTTTAACAGGCTTTATATTTACTCCTAAATGCTTTAAGTCTGCTATTAGTCTAGGCTCTGCTGAATCTGCAATAATAAGCGTGTTTTTCACTTTGTCTAATATTAACTTGGCTAAGTCATGGCTCTTTAATCCATTTTTATATATATGTTCTTTAAGATATATTTTCATCTTTCTTTTGTCTATCGCAACTTCTGTTAAGCTATCAGGATCGACACTAAATCCAAAGTCCATTCCGCATGATGTCTGCAATCCATCTGGATTAAATTCTCCTATACTCCAATTATCAAATACAACACCCTCTGCTTTGTCTAACCACCCTCCCATTATCTTATGCTGATACTTTTTAAAGTTCCTATGCTTTATAGCCTTAATACGTTCTAGGAAGCTGCTAGAAAGATTTTCTTTGTTGTCTAGGTATGTACTGTGGATATAACATACATTGTCTTTAACGCCATTAAAACCTGCCTCAACGCCTTTGTCTTGAAAGAACCTATTATATATCCAATGCTCTTTAGTTACAGGATTTAATATTAATACAATTCTGTTCTGTATATCTTTCTCTCTAATTGATAAATCAATAGTATCAAATATATCTTCATCTATTAATTCTTCTGCTTCATCTAACACCCAACAGCTAATACCCTGTAAAGATTTTAGACTAGCTGTCTGATTTCCTGCTGAGGTCTTAATACCCCTAAATAATATATCTGATTTGTTTTTAAGATTAACAACCTCTGCTTTGTTTACACTAAATATATTCTCATATCCTAATAGATTTATCTTTTCTAAAAACTCAGGTATTATTGATAGATGAGCTGATACCATTGTGTAACGAGTAAACAAAACCCTAATCCCCTCTGCCATAGTTAGCAAAGTTAAAAATACTGTTACTGCAAATGATTTGCCTGACCCTCTACCACCTGTAATAATAAAGTATCTAGCATCAGATGTAAATAGCGGATTATATTTTTTACTCAGATTCAGTTTCTACAAAGTTTATTAATGGCATGTTTAAGCTTTCATCATTAGTTGTTACATCTACCCTTTGTTGTGGCTTCCCATAAAAATACTCAAAGAATAATTTTACCGCCCATTGTTCTTTTTTCTCTAATCCTTTTTGTAATGATTCTAAAGCCATTGGATTCATTGGTGTAAGATTCTCTATTAGCTTCTGCTCTTCTGCCTTAGCCTTACGCCCTGCTCCTGCTCTTTTACCTCCATGTGTACTCATTTTGAAATATTTTGATTATTCAAGTCTATATTATATAATAGAAACTTACTTGAATTCATTTGGCAGCATTAATCTTACATTTAATTCTGTTAAAGCCCATATCCTTATTTGTTCTGCATATAACTCAAACTCTCCTGTGTTCATTCTAGCTGTGCTGTTTATTGTTTGTAGTCCTATCTGCTTTTCGTTTATCTCTATGCTTTGCCACTCACTTGCGAACTTTACTTTTAAAGTGTCATGCATTTCATCAGGAAAATATCCTAGTTCTTCTGCTAATGGTTGTACTATACATGCCCAATAGTAATTATTTTGCATACTGCTTCTATTGTTTCTTTGTTTTTTTACGTTTACTATATAATCATTATCAAGTTCTTTTAAGTAATTAAAAAGCATTTGCTTATCTTGACTGTTCTTTATTACAAAGTTCATTAATCAAAGGATTCATTTATTCCACGCTCTCCGCATAACTTTTCTTTTGCCCCTTCCCAAAGTTTGTCATGGCGTTTTTTTTTACTTAGTGATGCTTCTGTTCTTTTAATGCTTGGCATTCCCTCTGTTGGTTCACTATCCATGTATTTACCACATTCACACTTAGCATCTACACAAACCCATTTGCCATCTCTCAATCCAATAATTGCTTTGCTTATTTCCTTTTCCTGTTTCCCACAATCACATTTATATAGTGTCATTTTAAAATAGTTTGTTTTGTTCAACTTTATTTTCTTCTATTATACCTTTAGCACAATTTAAAATATGTAGCCCTGTTTTTGGTTCTACACAATTTCTTAATGTTTTACCTGCTTTATATCTTGGTATAGGCACTCCTAAATAATCTGAAAGCTGTTCATTAGTGCTTCTTGAAACATCTATATTTTTCACTTCTAATAATGTAACATTAAAATTACTCCAAAACGGGTGTCTGCCTATTATAAATGATGGTTTAACTAAATACTCATAGTAAGGAATAACATTCTCTATAACCCATTTACCTTTAAACCATGACTTTAGTAATATTATCTGTTGGTATAAAGTTACATCTATATATTGTTTTGTGTTTTGACTATAACATAATTTGCTATGACTAGGACATGGTGGGCTACTCCAAATAAAATCAAATTCTTTATAATTATTTAGTAAATAGTAATGAGCATCTGTAACTATTACATTATCATCTGGGAATTTACTCTTATAAATTCCTGCAATTTCAGCATTTATTTCTACTGCTGTTATTTCGTGTTCATCTCCCCAAAGGGTTCTATTTCCCCCAATTCCTGCATATAAATTTAATATTTTCATTTTGCTAATCCCCCTGTTCTTGTTTTACTTTCGTTATGTAGTCTATCTAATTCAAAGTGTAAAACATTAATAGCTTTTCTTATATCTTGTTCTGGTGGGCTACCTGCTTTTTTCCCTGATCTTAATATATACTGAACAGCCTGAGCAGTCCACGCATTTAATTCAAAATCTTCAACTATACGCCTAGCTGAATAGCCATACATAGAACCTATATAATAGTGTGGTTCAGTCTGTAGTTTGTAATCTTCTTTCTTTGTCATTTTCTAATATTTTAATTAAACCCTCTTGGGTGTTTAGCTTTCTTGATTTTGATGACTTCCTATATTCTTCAGGACTGTATATAAGCTTGACCTCTCTAACTAAATTGTTATCATCATACTTTACTATCCATCTGCTTGAATAGTGCATTTTATTTCTTTTTAAATGTGTTAAATAGCTCATTCCGAATATTTATTATATAGTTTTTTAATTGCATCATAGCATGTAGATATACAACTACCACAATTTGTAGTAGGACTGTAATTAGTCATGTGTATTACGTTGTATGTTTCTATCATTCTTTTTTTTGCTTGTACGTCTTTTGCCCTACCTGTTTTTAAATCTTTCCACATATCTAATATTTCATCTATTATTTCCTGTGGCAAATCATCAGGGGTTTCTATATCTGTTGTTTTTTGCCAAAAACCCTGCGGACACTCCATAGGTGCTAACCTGCATTTCAGTTTCATAAAACACAAACACCGCTTGCAGGTTCCAGTAGGTTTAAAATAGTAAACACATGACTTACATATTTCTAGCCTGTCCTCATACACATTGTTTGGCACAAAAAACTTATTCATAAAATAATTTATTGTTTCTTATATAAAAACCATTAGGCCTTAATATCTCCCTGCCATATAAATCATACATTTTATTGATTCCTATTTTATCTTTGTGTTCTTTTATTCCAACAGTATTCATATTGTATATTACCCAATTATTACCATCAAATATTAACCAATCTTCTATACTACATACCTCTACTAAACCATTTATATATATATACACATCATAATTTAATTTTACTGTATCGGTTGGTGTAATTTGTGAAAAATAATAACTCATACCTTGCCCTGCATAACATACACCATTAGCACAAGCCCCCCACCATACTTCCATAGAATCAGGGCTATTAGCTATGTTTGATGTATCAAGACCTACATTAAATCCTTGGCTTTGATCTGCCCAATATGTTATTGAATCACATAATTGTGCGGATGTTTTTAATCCATATACTACAAATAAAAATAAAATTATTTTTTTCATTTATTTTTTTTATCAGTTAAATTATTTTTTAAAATGTTTCTTACTTTGTCTATTGTTGTAAATATGCTGTTTCTGCTTATTTTTGTTTTTTTATGTATTTTATCTAGTGTGCTACCTGCTTCATAATAATAAAGCTTAAATAATTCCCTGTCGTACCAATAGTCTAATTTGTCAAGCTCTTGGTCAATCAATTCCAATTTTTCTAATTGTGTGTTATCTACTTCTTCATTCGGCAAATTATATATATGTTTATTATTGTCAAAATGATATGCCATAGTATCACCGCTACAAGTAAAATGCACATTATAAGAATTGCAATCAATATGTGTGTAATACTTCTCATACTTATAATAAAAATTACTCCTTTTGCTTGTTAATGCTCTTCTTAGAGCAACCGCCCCATACCTTGTTAAGCCATCAACACCATCCTTTTTATATATGCCCTTTAAAATATCAGGATTCATTTGTAAAAAATAAAGCATTAATTCCTGCACCGCATCATTTATTTTGTTTTCATCTGTTGTTAATCCGTAAGCCATTGTTCTAAACTTATCTGTCAATTTAGCTATTTCTAAATATATCTCAGTCATGTTTTGGCTCTAGTTTGTCTAGCTTTTCTACAACCTCATATAGCATTTCTTCTAACACAACTTTATATGCTCTGACTACTGCTGCATTTGTCTTAGTTTCTATTCCTGCAAAAAAACCATTTGTTGCTACTGATAAGTTTATTGGAATAATCATGATCCAATCGTAAAAGTTGTTTTCATGTGTTCCTTTCCCATAATTATTAGAATACTCCATAATTACATCAACAACTTCCAAATAATTGTTGTATCTTGTCTTGGTTGTGACATCTTCAACAAATTGTTTGCACATAGTAATATAAACATCTATAATAGATTTATGTTGTTCACTTGCGTATATTGGTTTGTGCATACGCCAAATTTATAATAAATGTTTACTCAATTCCCTTTTCTTTTTTTAAGTTTTTAACAGCCTCTTTGTAATAACTTATCTTTTCTTCATAATCTGCCCTAGAAAACTTCTGTATTTGCCTAGATATGATCTGTAATCTTTCAGCAGTTCCCTCTCCATATTCAGCATCTAAATTTATACCAAACTGATATTGTCTGCCCTGCCCATAAAGATTGTCCGCTATTGATTGTGGTTGTACGTTAATTTCATCCCACCTAGTTGATAAGCATTTTCTTGACATAAAGTGTCCTGCATGAATACTCTTATAGTGATAGTAACGCCCTGATGTGTAACACTTTACAAAACCCAAATCATCAGCATCTCTAAGCCTTATAAAAAGACTAAACCATTTATCTAATTCTTTTTTTAATTTACTTATTGACTTCATTAATTCATTAGTGAATATTTACTAAAAGATACAGGCTCGTTGTATCTGTTTTTACTACTTACAAATTCACTCCTTATTTTATATCCCTCATCTTTTAATTCGCAAATTCTTGATGTTAGCCTCATGATGCCATATTCTTTCATGGCTTCTAATGATGTAATAGAACCTTTGTCATTTAAGTGTCTTACTACTCTTTCTTTTTGTGTCATTTTTTTCATTTTATTTGTTTTTAAATTAATATTATTTTTCATGCTTTCTTTTTAAAATTACCAACATACTTGGTCGCATAGCACTATTTTTAGTATTACCATTTTCATCTACAAATTTTAATCTCCCTTTTATAAACCTTAATTCTCCTTTTCCATAGCAATAATTATGAAACCATTTCGTATCTGTATTTGCAAAAGTCAAAAACACACATAAATCCGCATTACCATTCTCTAACTCTTCATGGGCTTTTTGCAAAAATCCTATCACATTACTATAGGGGGGGTTTATAAAATTTCTTTTTCCCCATTTAATATCTAAACCATTAAAAGAGGAATTTAAAGGACAGGGGTCAAAATCAAAATTAAATTCCTTATTCAGATCATCATATAGTTTTTTTGGAGTTGACCAGTTATCCGTCTTTTTACTAGAAAAAAGTTTTATTTGTTGTCTATTCATTGTCTTATTTGTCTTATTAGCCACATTGTAATGGCTGTTATTAATACCCATCCTATCATTTTAATAGTTTTGGTTCTTCTCTAAAATGTGGAACTTGTTTTGGGTTCTCACCTTTGTCTACTCTTGCTCTAGCATCCCATATAAGCTGCTGATGTTTTCTAAGCCACTTTATATAGGTTGGAACGTTTAAGTGTATAAAATCGCTTGTTATAGGGCTTCTTACGCCTAAATTAAAAGCGTTTTCAGCATCTTCAAAATAAAAGTTCTTATACATTCTTTTAAGATCAGTAGCTAAACTTTGAGCCATTATAGATATTGTATCCTCTTCCACGTTATTTTGCCCTAGTTCTATGTATGTTTTACTGACTAAATCAACAGAACACATTAGCAAATCTTCATTAGACATTGTTTTTATTATTCTCATTTTCAAATTGTTTTTTTAATTTTTCTTTTACGTTTAAGTTTTTCTGTAAGTGTTGATGGATTTTACTCATGGCTTTTGGTTTATCCCAATTCTTTTGATTTTTTTGCCAACGCAATAATCTTAATTTTATTTCAAATGTACTTTGTTTTTGGTATCTCATTTTCTTTTTTCCCTCAGTCCAATAGTTTATAAAATCCTCTAACATATCTTTAGGATAATCAAAAGTCATAACCTCTAAAATAAATTTTTCTTTAGTTATATTTATATTACTTGTATTATTATTACTTGTATTATTACCTTTCATCTTTTTATGTATAGGGCTATCCATCTTTTTCGTAATACCTATACATCTTTTTATTATCTGCTTTTTAGCATTTCTTTCTACAATTACATTTATAAATCCTAATTTTTTTAAATCACTAATCCAACTGCTAATAGTGTTTTTACTAACTCCATACAATTCAGCAAAATAATTATTAGTTGCATAACAGTACCCTAACTTTCCACTTAATGCAGTTATCTCTCCGTATAAAAGCTTTGCATTAGGCTTTAAATTAGAGTACCTCACCTCAGCAGGTATTATGGCATAATAATTAGGCTTATCCATTAAATAATTTTAATTTTATAATGATGATTTAACATGGCAAACTTAATATTTTCAAATTGATTGGAAAAATCAAAGTAAGATGTTTTAATAATACATATAGCTTTACCACTTTTCACTTCTATACAAACTTGTACTTTTTGGCTTTCAACAACCCCATTTTGCAACAAGTGACTTTTTAAAACATCATCATTATTAAAAGTCTTTTTTGTTTTATCAATATCTTCAAATGCTGCATAGACTTTGTTAAAAGTATTTCTGTAAACTAAACAGGTTGCATAGTTATGTTTATGGGTATTCTCATAGTGATAGATTAAACTTCTATCCCTATTTAATTCTTTCCCTATTACTGTTCTGTGGATGTTCTGCTCTAGCCTACCTATATAGGCTGCTACTGCTCTAGCAACCTGTAATGGTCGTTTTCTACTTCTTAATGCTAAAGAACCTTTAGGCATGTTTAATACGCTTGTTGTAAGGTCACAAATCATTTTAAAATTTAATTCTTCAGTCATAATTAAAATGGTAAATCTTTATCATCAGTAGTTACAAATTCTGATCTATTATCGGTTGGATTCTCATTTTGATTTTCAAAAAACCATCCATCAATTTGATTATAATACTTTCCGTTATACTCCCTAGAATAAACATTACAGCTTATAGTAACCATATCACCCTCTTTTAACTTATTCATTTGTTTAACCTTATCCCCAAAGCATTTGATAGCTATGATGTTATTAAATTTTTCTTCTGTGTCTACTAAGCAGGTTTGACTTTCCCAAGTCTTTCCTGATTTACTTGTTCCTGCTTCAGCTTGTAACTTCTTAATTAATTTACCTTTTACTTCCATAGTTTTTTTATTTATTTAATTGATTATTTTTTAAATTCTTCTGATTCATCCTCTCCAAATACCCCAAGTTCATAAAAACCTGTAAGCTTCAATACTGCCCTGCTCATAGCCCTTTTCTCTGCCATTTCCATTACATACCAACTATTGGTGTTGCCATCCTTAAATGTATCGCCTTTTAGTGCTGATCCAAATGTTTGTATTGTATTTTCGTTTTTGATTGCGATAGCTTGAACAGCAGCAAAATTTGTTTCGCATTTAATTACATTGTAAGTAATATGTATATTTTCAATTGCTTGTATTTTTTCTATACCGCTTCTAGTTATTATTATATAGTGCTGATGCTTAAAAACATCATCTTTTGTTAATTCGTACTTAATATACTTTTCCTTTAAAATATTAGTTTTCATATTGTTGTTATTAATGCTTTGTTATTACTTAGTTTATTATATAATTCCTTATATTCTTTTAGTTTGTTTTCTACTATCTTATTTTGCGTTATAGCTTCATTCTCTCCATATCTTCTTTTTCTATGCTCATACCAATATGATCCTTTTGGTTCTGGCTTATAATCAAAACATTCGTTTAAATTAAGTCCTGTTAGTTTTATATAAGTATCTAAAGCTTCATTAACTTGTTGTTGCGTTCCAAATATTCTAATACTAGGCTCTACTTTTTCTAAGTCTGTGAACCAACCATCAGGAGAAAATTTAGAGATATTTTTATACACTTCATTATTATAGAAATGGAAATCTTGACAAATCAAATCCATAATTAGTAATTTAATTGTATGTGAAGCAACATAGAGCAAATAGTCGCTGCAATTAATACACTTGCCATTAGCCAAACAGGTATTTTGTTTATATAATTAATTGCTTCAATATCGTAATCATCTATCATATTACGTTTTCCATACTTATCCCAATTTGACATTTGAGTTTTGCTATAAGAAAAAAATATATCCTTTTCTTGTTGGTTCATAATTTGCGTGTTACCGCTTACCTTGTTTGTAATTTTGTAATTTGTTTTCACTTTTCTTTGTTTTTAGTTTTTAAATTATTGTTGTAAATCCCATATTCTACTCCATTTTTCTTTTCCTAACCAATTATAAGATGGTCTAAATTCAGGAGATTCTTTGTCTATTTTAAGTTTATAAGGGTCTATGCTTTTTTCTTTTTTATAACTATCAGGCAAGAAATTTCCATCCCAATCAAAGTCAAAATCTAAATCTCCATTAGTTAATTTATAATGAGGATCACATATTTCTTGGTTATCTATCTCTAACCAATAATGAGTACCCCAACCTATATATTTGCCCTCTATTATTTTGGTTCTTAATTTTTCATCTTTTTTAAGTTTTAGCCAAGTCATATAACAAGTAAACCAACATCTATTAGAGTATTCATATATCTTTCCTTTTTCTATTAGAGTATCTATTTTTTTATGTAATTCAGATTTCATTTTCTTTGTTTTTAATATTGTTTTCATACTGCAAAGATACATATTATTTTTAATTCACACAATTATTTACAACTTTATTTACAAAGTTATTAACAATTTAAGTGTTAATAGTGTTTTGACTAGATTAGCGACTTTAGGTGGCGTCTAGTATATTACCATTAAAAAGTTTTAAAAGTGCTTAAAACGACTAAAGGGGGGGGTTATAAACTGAATATTAGCACGCTTAATATTATAAGCATATATAAAATGAAAAGACGTGTATTTATTTGTTTTTCGGTCATTATAAGTTCATTGGTTCTAAAATAGGTAAACGCCCATTATCTAATATAACACCTACTGCTATAATTGGTTTTTTAGTAAAGTTTTTAGCATAGTTTGCTGCATAAGAATTTACATTAAATGCTGATCCTAATTGCATAGACCATAATAAATTATCTTGATTCGCATGATATATAATGCTAGTTTCAGTATGTATATGCCCCTGACAAATTTTTGTGTTCCAATTTATAGCCCTATTGATAGCCCCATTTCTACCTGAACTACCTGTGCCATGTATATACATGACCCCATCTTCTACAAATTTATCTTTCCAAACCCACCCTGGTGTGCCTAATACATCATTAAAATCTTTAAGCCAAGCCTGTGATAAACCTGATGCCACTAGCTTCCTGCTGATAATAGCATCATGGTTGCCAATGCAAACAGTTGCTTCTTTCCATTCTTCCCAAAAAGGCTTAATCTGTTCTATTGCTAAGGCTAGTTCATCACCTGCACTTTTCCCATCAGGGGCTATCTCATGAAAAGATGAAAATGAATTGTCCAACAAATCCCCTGTAAAGTGTACGGACGTGCAATCCCATTTCTGATAGATTTCTCGGCAATGCTCAAAGAATCCAGGCTCAATGAAAGGAGCATGCAAATCTGGTATGATAAGCTTCCTCCTCTCATTTGTTGCCCTCATTTTTTCAATAACCGCTATCTCTTGCGGCTTTAATCTGTATCTATTATTACTTCTTTGCTGCATCTGCAAAGCCTTGCCCTAATACTAAAGCACCAATACTGATTAAAATGTTTTTAACCTCTTCTGGATTTAAACCAAAAGTGTCACTCAATAGAGTTGTTATAATTCCAATTACTGTGTACCAGAACTTGCGGCTGCGAAGCATAGAGCCAATTAGATACTTGTTTAAAAAGTCATTCATGATTATTTATTTTAGTTAGTAAATTTATTTTAATTATAAAGCCAAATAACGTCTTGGTCTTTTTGTTTATCAACATCACAATGTATAAAACTCTTGCCGATTCCAATTCTTGTTATTCCCACCTCCATTAAAGATTTGACTATTATATATCTATCTCTACTGCCATTATATCCAATATCTGCTGCTATTCCTTTTTTATGGCTAGAACCTACACGCCCACCCACTTTACTATTCCACGCCTTAGTTCTATATCCACTATTAATTTTAAATGGAATGCCTGCATTATGCCTAGCATAGTCTAATTTTTCTAGGAATTTTTTGTCCATTTTTGAACCTGATCCTAGTTCATCTGGGCTATCAAATTCTGATAGTTTAAAATATTTTAGATTAATTGTTTTAGCCATTTTAAGCCATTTTAAGCGACTTTTATGCCTTTCTAGTATGGTAGTATCAAAAAAAGTATAACTTAAAAACACTAGAGAAGAGCATTGTTTTTTTAATTTATTATGTTAAATAATAGGTTTTGTAGATTTTGCACCCTTTAACCTCTTTAACAAACTCTTTACGAGCTTTAATTGCTTTTTTTTCTTGCTTATGGTATTTTGGATTAATGCTATTTAATTTTCTTTTTTTCATCTGCAATTACCACATAAATTTAAGCAATACCTGCCACCTGTTATTATGTTTATTATTTTACAAATTATTGTTTTCATATTTTATAAATTTATAAATTGTAAATCCTATTGCCAAAACTAAGGATACAAAAGTTAATATTTCGTTGCAATCTGTTAGGCTAAAACCAATAGCTGATCCGTTAGCTAACCCTACTTGTATTGTGTCTTTTAAATCTGTCATTTTTATTTGATTTAGGCTTAGTTTCCAAGTAGGATTTAAGCTTAGTTATATTTGTGTTTTTTGGTTTATAGTGTTTCTTCATTACGTTAAATCAGGAGTTAAGAAATCTCTTAATGTTAATTTGCTGCTCTGCATAGGCCTTTCAAGATTCATT